TTAATTCTTTACTTTCCATTATCTCTTAATATTTAGTTCAACATACTCTTTAGCTGTTGATAAGATGGAAGAAACGCTTAAGTGTTTTTCTTCTCCTGCTATAAATCCACCTTTTTTACTAACTATCAATTCAGATGCTTTCTCAATGTGGTATTGGGATAGGTAGTTGGCGTAACCATTTACCCACGCCTCTTGATGCATTTGACCATTAATCATATTTTTATCAAGCCATTCACTTGCACTAATTGGCAAATCAATCTTATTTTGTTCTTGGTTGTCTTTCATTAATCTAAGTTTTTAAGTTACTGTTCTTGTGTGTAGGTTTCGTTGAATATTTTAAGTAGTTCTGTAATTGTTTTTTCTTCTAATTTATCATTTACAAGACCATTGTAATCGCCTTTAAAAGATGCTCTTTCCCAATTATTTTCATAAATCCAATTAGCAAAAGCTATTGTGTGCGCGTTGGAAATCTCTACGCATTGTTTGGCATAATGTTCAGAAACATCTTTATGTCCATAAGCCTTAAAAAACATTCTAAATTCTTCTTCTAATTTCATAGTTTCTCTTTTATTATCCATTGCTTTTGATTTTAGTGATTAATTCATTAGCCTTGTTATACATTGTTGAATGTAATGGCATTGACATTTTTACCCAATTTGCAAACTCCAACAACTCTTTATTCTCTGATAGTAGTTCACTAGGTAGTTTTGAATACTCGTTGTAGGTATTATGAGCATCAACGTATAGTTTTGCGTTTGCTTCTGCTTCTTCGCGCCCAACGCAAGTTTTTCCCCCGTAGAATTTAGTTTCAGCTAATCTTTTACCTTCTTTGGTTTCAATTTCAATCCAGCTTCTATATTCCTTTGCTATTTTAGCCTCTCCCGAAGTAATCTGTAATCTTTCCATTTCGTTTAGTTTTTAAAGGTTGTTTTGTTTCTTGTATTCGGTTAGTAAAAATTTAGTTGATGATTCTATTTCAATTGGTTTACCGGCGATGAATTGTAAATATTCGGCAGTCGGAACATAACCGTTTAAGTATATCGCAAACCCAATAGCAAAATCATCTGCTATTGATACGCATTGTTGAATTAGTTTAACATCGTCTTTTTCGGTAGTTATTGATTCTATGAATTTTCTTTCTAGTATCATAATCTATTTTTTAAAGGTTGTTTCGTAGTATTCTTTACCCGTTAAATCATCTGTATTATACCAATTAGATAATCCATTATTAAAAGCATCTTCTATTTGCTCACGCTCTTTTGGGAGTTTAGAGATAAGGACAGATATTACACCGTCTAAATAAACAATATCTTGTAATTTACTTGATTTTGATTTTAATATTTCAAATTCCTCAATCGCTTCTTCAATAGCTGTTTTCATAACGTTTCTTTTTTACGGTTATCAATGTCTTTAGTTTTTTAGTTTTACCCATCCGTATTCAATTTGTTTCTCTACTGATAAACCCATAAATGGCAATGCGTATCCTTTGGAGCGTAAGTATTCTGAAACATCTCTAAACATAATGCAATCTGACATTCTATCTTTTACCATATCGACTAATTCTGAAATGTGCTTACCGTTCCAATGATTTGTTATAGCAACCCAATAATGCTGATTATCCATATTTGCAACCTCAATAGCATCTTCGTCACTTATCATTGATAGTGGAGTTAGTTCTAAATAGGCTGATGTAATTTGATTGGCGAAATTATAAATACTGTCTTTTTCAGACATATTTCCTTTAAAAGTTCCCCATTCATTTTTATAAATATAATCAGTTCCCCAATACTGAGCGAAAAACTTCGCTTTATTTTCTAATGTATTTTCCATCTTTCGTTTAGTTTTATTCCCTTGTGGGATGTTGGTTAAAGGTTAAATACTTCTTCTAAATTAATTTGTTGATGCCATTGTAAATCCGAAACATCAACTTCTTTTTCTTCAATTACAATCAATTCTTTCGCTTTCGATAAAGTTAATTGTTTTCTGTTTACAATCCAACAATTTGCATTTTTATTAAAAGGAATATGTTTTGGTGTTTTAGAAATATTAAATAATTGCTTTTTACGAAAAGCCAATAACTCATTTTCAAAAATAAAATGATTCGTGTATTTTATGATGTTTGGGTTTTCTGTCAGCATTTGCAATGGTTTTTAATGGTTTGTATACCTATCGAGTAGTTAGCGGTAATTCTACAGAACATCCCGCTTACTATTTCTGACGTATAATCCCGAACTTTGTGGAATGTAATAATCCAAATCAAAAATTTCAGCATCATATTTTAGTCTTAATTTTTCTTTAAACTTTTCTGCGAGTTCTATTCTGGCATTGTATTCTTCAATATTACCGTGTCTTTTAAAACTTTCAGCTTCGATAATTAGATTGCTTATAGATTGATTTGTATTTCCAATTTCAAAATATGCTTCTTGAAATTTCTTTCCACGTCTAAACTTTTTGACTAAAGAACCACCGCTAACACTCGCTTGCACGCATTTCGGGTTTAGTGGTTCAATCATAATTTCGTTTCGCATCATATTTATTTTTAAGTTGAAATTTTATTTTTACGAAGCCCGCAACGACGAGCAAGCGAGATAACGTTATGCAACATTTTACAAACCGAGAAAAGACCTGTAAACATTAAACATAAGTAAATGCCATTTTTCTTTAAAATTCAATCCTGCATACTGAATAGTTTCTTTATATTCTTTCCCAAATATTGCCATACAATCTGTTTGGTGTTTAATAATTTCATTTGCTTTTTCAATATGATATTTTGCTCCTGAAACAAAAAAGCGAGTAAAAAAAACGTTGCATAACAACGGCTTGCTTTTCAGCTTTTCATTTTGGTTTAATTTATTGTTCATTTTGTATCTGTTTTTATGGTTTTTAATCCGTTACATTTGGTTTCCTTGCACAGCCGAAAAACAAGCCGAAACGTTAGTAGCTAGACTACGACTCCGTTTCTACAGGAACATCTTTCCACTCACGATTGCCTAAATTAATTGTGTGTAGTTGTTGTAAAACCATTTTCATTGTGCCTGTGTTTTCATCAATAGCAACTGCTTTTTCTACCCATCTTAATAGTACACTTGGATTCCAATATTCAGCAACGGTTATAGTTGTAAAATTCATTGTTTCTTTTTTCATTTTATTTAGTTTTTATAAGTTCGTTCACGTTATCGGCAACAGATGCCAAGCAACGAGACATTATGCACCTTACTTTTTAAATTCGTTAATAATCTCTTTTCTAATAACTTCTGCTACTTCTTTAGGGTTTACATTTAGTAACTTGCAGAACTTTACAATGCGCTCTAAATTGATTGTTTTAGAATCCAAAAACTGTTGATATTGGGTTATGCCAATACCTAGTCTTTTCCTTATTTCGTAGCTTGATAAACCAGAAGCTATAAATATTTTTTCGTAAATCATTTTTTATCTAGTGTTTTTTTATACGCTTTTAAAGCGTTGTAAGTCGCTTCGATTTGTTTAAAATCATCCGTTCCTCTTTGAGTTGATAAAGTTTCATTTGATTTAAAAAATAAATCCCATTCTTTTATAGTTCTTGATTCACAACCTATTTGTATTTTATCTCCAACTATTGAAAACGACCATTTACAAAAAATAGGTAAATAAGCGGTTTCTTTATTTTTGGCATAACTCAAGTTGGCAGAACTCAAGTTGGCAGAACGAAAGTTGGCATAACTCAAGTCGGCATAACTCAAGTCGGCATAACTCAAGTTGGCAGAACGAAAGTCGGCATAACTCAAGTTGGCATAACTCAAGTCGGCATAACTCAAGTTGGCAGAACGTTTACCCGATGCTAATTCTTGTTTAATAAATTCTTTTACAGTTTCTTTCATTGTGTTATTTTCTGTTTCATATTCAAAAATAACCGAACCCGTAAATCTGTTTTTAATTTGCAATTTGATTTTCATAATATTTTAGTTTTAAAGTTTATCAAATGTAATAATAATATTTTAATTACAAGCATCCAAAGCATTATTTGTATTTAGTCTAAATAAGGTTAAAGAAATGAAGCGGTGTAGTTTAAATTTCAATCAAGTATGGTAAGGCATCTTTATTAACATCAAAACTAAAATCGTCAAATCGGTAGCCTCTTGAATATGGGTTGCTAACTTTAACCGAGCCATCCTCTTCAACTTCTAAGCTTATAACTGTTTCAGCTTTCTTTAAAACGTAAGTTCCTAAATGACCTAAAGGTTTTCCAGTAAGTCCGCTTTTATGAATGATTGTTGTAATGTGAATGTTATACTCATAAGTCCACTTCAAAATGTAATCCGAAGCCTCTTTACTCATTACTAAATCGTTTGTATTTTCTACTAAATCAGCGATACCATCAATAGAAACTAATTTAACTTTAGTCTTGTATAGCGTGCTTTGGTTTTTTAAACACCAATCAATCATTAACAATCTGTCTTTACTACTTATGTGTCTTGTGGCATATCCATAATAACTATCATAATTACCTCCCGATATTTCCTGAACACGCCTAAAGTTTCTTTGAGTATAATAACGCCCTTGTTCGGTATCAAAGTCTAATATACAATAGTCCTGTTCTCTATGGCTTTTAATATTTGGAAATAAGGTTGTCCCGTTACCACCAATATAACAACCTAAAAAAGCTGATTTAAGAAATGATTTCTTTGCTTTTGATTGTGCTATAATTGCAGAAAATTCTCCTGCTGTCATTATTGGTGTTGGGTAAAATTGCCCTTTATATTCGTGCTGACCTATTGAAAGTAATATTTCAGGCTTAGGCATTTCCTCTGACAAGTCAACGTAACAATCGCCAATCATTTTAGCGTAGTCTTTCGGTTGCTCGTCATCAGGCATCGATTGTATGGTTGGAATATCTATCACGGTTTGTTATCGTATCGGTTAATAGTTTCGGTTATTTGAGCGTTTAAAGATTTTTCAACTTGTGATATATCCCATTTATTAACGTTCTTAAAAAAGGCTTCGGCATCATTTAATTTTTCGGCTTCGCTTTCATCTGTTATGTAGTGTTTGCTATCAGGATTAATACCGATTGAAATTAAGTATTTATTAAACTCAACATCATTTAACTTTTGAGTAAATGTTTCATAGTGGCTAAATAAATCTAAGTCTAAAATTTTAGCCATTGACCGTTGAGCAAACTCAATATCTTTGTAATGTTGTATTTCCTGAATGAACACATAAACGAATAACTTTGCAAATAAAATATTCTCTTGCTTGTTGGTTTCTTTTTCCCTATTGCACCATTCAGCTAAAAATGTCAAAGAGTCAATATCAAACTTACAAGGTTTTATTGTCGGTGACTGAAACCTCTTAAAAAGCCAGTCAAATGATTTCTCTATTGTCATATTAGCGGTTGGAATTTAGGTTTATTAAGATTGTCTTTAGCTATTTCTATCGGTAGCCATCTAGCGAAGTGGCTCATAAACTCTTTTTTGTTGTTCTTTTTTTCGCCTTGTGCTATTAGGTTGTTATTAAACTTGTTCAAATATGTTTTAACTTTATCTGGCGTAATATGATTATTCTTTGCATTTACATTTATCCATTCCTCAGAAATAAGCAACTCTTTATAAAATCTTTCATTTATTTTACTTTCTATTTCTTTTTCTATTTGCTTCGCTATAGGCTTATCGTTTTTTTCTTCAAGGCTTTCAAAAGGCTTATGTATAGGCTTAACTATAGGCTTACTTTTTTTACCTCCATTACTACCGCCGCGCACTAAATTTAAACGACTTTCGCAACTTGGTATAAATAATATTTCGCCTTTAATTTCTATTAAAGAAAGTATTGAAAGTTTGCCTAAAATAGATTTTAAACCATCAGTATCAATAGCAAATTTTCTACTCCATACATCTAACTTAATTTCAGTTTTATTATCGTTCATCATAGCTAAATCTATTAATTCACGGTATAAACCTCTTTCGCTTAAATTAAGTTCAAAAACGCTTTCGGAATTTCCCCAATCTTTAGGATACCAAGTATAACCAAGTTTAGCCATTTTTAGTAGTTTTATGAATATTAGAATGACATTTTTTACATAATGTAATACCGTTGGATAATTCGGTTCTTAAATCAGGATGTGTTGCAAAATGTTTAATATGATGTGCGTTAAGCACTCCGCCTCTATTTTTACAATTTTGACATCTATAATTATCCCTTTCAAATACCTTAATTCTCCAAAGCTTCATTTCTGCAGAATTTCTTTCAACTTTATTAATAGGTGTTATTCCTCCTTTATAATTCCAATGGTACTTTAAGGTTTTTGGATTGTATTTTGACCATTCATAAACAATTTGTTCTGTTATAGCATAATAACAATCTCTAACAATTGTATCGAAAATTAAAGGCTCTTCCCCGCTTACAAATTCAAATATTGATTTAAATAAAATCCCCGCTTGTTCGTTGTTTAATTTTTCAACAACTTCTATCCAATCTTTGTTAAGTAAAAATGATTTTTTATTTCCATTCATATATTAGTATTTTAAATGACAAAACCCCTAAAGAGCCATCACACATCTTTAAGGGTTTGTCGGTGCTAAATTAATAGCAATATTTTCCTTGTAGTGATGGTTACAATAACACAAATATAAACAATAATTTCAAACAACAAACTATTTCATAAAATTTATTTTGCTATTTATTACAATAGTACAAACACCATCGATTATCTCATAGCCCTTTATTAAATCAATAGGTGGTTTAGGCTGTATTTTATGACCGTAAATATCGAAATATCTTTTAATCCTATCAACTTGCCCTTTAGAATAGTAATGCTTTGTAATGCGCCCTATTCTGTTTTTCTCTATTGGTTGTATTGAAAGCATTTCAAATCTATGTCTTAAAGTTGTTTTAGGGATTGCGAGTATGTTTGATATATCGCTTAGTTGGAATAGTTCTAGTTTCATTTGGTTAGTTCTTTAATTTTTAAATCGTATTTCTTTTTGATGTCAATCAATTCAGATTTTGTATATTTGTAATTCCTACGTTCTAAGGCATCATTTTCAAGTTGTTTAACCCAATCTTCGCCAAACTTATTAACGAGGTTAATTCGGTAGCTTGTGAGGTTTCCCGAGAGGTATTTGTTACAATATGTATTGCAAGCCCCGTGGCAATTTCTTTCATCGAATATCATACCCGAATAAACGCCCGCAGGAAAATAATGACTTCCGCACCAATCAGCAGGATTTGGATTTTGGCAACTGATACAAGGTTTTCCAGCATCACGCAATCTAACCCACTTCTGAAAAGACTTTTTAGCTTCGGCTTCATAATCCCCTAAAGTCTTAACATTCTCTTTAATTCGCTTTGTATTCTCTTTTTGAATAGACTTTAAGCGAATATTAACTTTAGGGATAAATGACTTTTGATAAATGATTTTTCCAATTTCTGTTGAATGGTAGAAATCCCAAAGACAGCTATTGCAAAGTGAATAGGTTGTTTTTATTGTTTGCTTTCCGCAACCTTCAAAGCCTAAAGCCTTGTTAGTTCCTTTTTTGCAGGTTTTTAGTTTGGGTTCTGTCATAATTAAAATTCATTAAAGCAGTTAACACATAAAGTTTTTAGTAATTTGGTTGGTTGTGGCTTTAAGTTTGTAGAACCGCAATCTTCACATTTAGGTTTTTTGTAAAACCCTTTTTCAAGTTCTATGTTTTCAAATCCATAATGTAATTTAAACTCATCCCAATCAGGAAAAACAATTTTTTTAGTTTCTGAAAAATATATATAGCCTCTTTTTTTAGAGTATTCACAAACTATTACTTTGCCTAAATAAAATGGCTTGTCAGTTTCTATAATCAACCAATTTTGACAAATACCTAAAAATGTATTAAAACCGCACAATTGTACTTTTGTCATAATTCTATAAATTGTTGTTCGTTAGGATTAGGAATATCAACGTTTAAAAACTCTGCACTCCATTTTTGAATTTCCATTATATATTCTGAAAACTGTATCGTAGACATTTCGGAACTTGTTAAACGCTCTTCTATACATTCGCCTGTATCTTTGTTTACTAATTCAGTTATCGGAGCAAGCATAGGTAAAAGTATTTTGTAATGAATGTTATCAGCACTTCTAAACTCTCCCGTAGCATCTTTTAAGCCGTTTTGAATTAAAGGAATACAAACACCCCAATAAAATGAATTTTGTGGATTAGAACGCTTCTTTTTAACCCTTTCAATACTTATAAAAACTTCTTTACCCTCGAATGAATTAATTAAATCTAACACTAAATTACGGTTTCGTTTGAATATTCCGTTTTGTATTGATGTTAAAATTTTCATTTCGTTAGTTTTAACCGCCCGATTACAAGACGGTGGTTATTGTGGTATTTGAAGTGTCTAAATCAAACTCTTTAATGAGTTGTTTAAGGTTAGGGTTTTCTCAAAAAGGAAGCGGGTCTTTGTCGCTTTCAAATTGACTGCCTAAATGCGCGGGTTCGTTAACCTCAACACCGTTTGCTGATTTAGATATTTTCCAAGCTGATAAAGTAGTGTAATAGTTTCCGTTGTGTTCATTTGTGTTAACGTTGAACTCAACCGCTACAAAATCGCCTTCGCTTTGATACTTTGTTAAGTTGGCTACCTTTTCATCGCCAAATACTTCAAAGCAATAAAGGTTGTTGTATTGCGCTCCGCTATCGACTAAAAAGGATTGTTTAATCCATTGTCCGCTACCGTCTTTTTTCGTTCCTGTTTGTGTTTCTAAGAACTTAGTAATTTTACCATTGATTGTTAAACTCATAATTTATGTTTTAAATTGATTCTATTTCTGATTTAGCCCATTTTTTAAATGCTTCAAACTTTTCTTTAATCAATTGTTTTTTATCACTTTCAACATTGATTTCTGAAATTGTAAAGCTTTCAACCCAAAGCGATAATTGTTTTTTAATAGGTGCTTTGGCTAACTTTTCATCTTCTTTTTTCTGTCTTTCGATTTCGGCAAGGCGTTCTTGTTCGGCTTTAATTTCGGCATCTTTTTTGGCTTGTAATTCAGCTTCAAGTTTTGCTTGTTTTTCACGCTCTGCTTTTAAGATTAGTTCTTGCGCGTCTTTTTCGGCTTTAGCCTTAGCTTCAACTTCCTCACGCTCTTTTTGTAAAGCTAATTCTTTAGCCTCCGCTTCGGCTTTTAATTTGGCATTTTCTTGACGCACTCTTTCGTTTTCGATTTCTTCTAAACGCTTACGCTCGTTTTCAGCTTCTGTTTCTTTTTGGCGGTTTTCTTCTGCCAAACGTTCGGCTTCTAAATTTGCCTCGTAACGTGTTTTTTTACCTAAAACAAAATCATCAAAATCATAATCATCCATTTGGGTAAAATCCATATTATCTACATCTTCAACATAGGGGCGTAAAATTTCACGTCTTTTTAAATTGATTTCTGCTAACCTTTCTTTTTCTAAGTTTTCAAAATGCTTTTCAGCATCTTTTAACTTTTCTTCCATTTGTTCATTGATAACAATTTCTTTGTTTTTAATAGCGTCAACAAAACGACCACCAGCCAAGTAAAATTCTTTGTTAGTTTTATGCCATTTTTCAATGCCTTGCGTTCTGTTTTTCACTATCTTTAACCTAAGTTCTTTGAAAATCTCTAAGTTTTCAGAAGTTATAGGCAATTCAATTACGGCAATGTATGAGTTTTTTAACGCTTCTCTTTCGCTTAGAACCGTGTCTAAACCGCTTGTAATTTCTTTTGCTTTAACTTCTTCCAAACCGTATGCCTTCGGGTCAATTTCAGTTGTTAAAAATGCAGGTAAAACACCTTGTTCTACTGATTGTTCGTGAGTGTCCCACAAAATTTCTTCTCTTTGTTCTCTTGAGTTTCCCATTTTTATTTTAGTTATTGGTTAATTTAAGTTTCAATTCAGTAGTAAGTTTAGCTACTGCTTTTTGTTCCTCTGGAGTTAGTGATTTGTAAACTGTTTCTAAAGCCGTTACATCGCCACAAGCTTTTAATCGGGTTTCTAATCTAGGAACGTCGATAACGGCGGTTTGTTTAGGCTCTAATTGTTTCGCTCCAACGCTATATTCAAATCTTAATTTACCATTGTTGTCAACGGCTTTTAGATTTAATAATTTGCCTTCGTTAAAAGTTGAAAACCAAGTCCATTTTTTTAATTGAAATTTGAAAGTTGGATAAGCCTTTTCGGATTTTAATTCAAACTCATCAGCATCAAGTTTTATTTGAATAACGGGATAGTCATAAAGTTCACGTCCAATACCTAAGTTAAAACACGCTCTTTTAAAAGCGTCAGAAGCTTGTCCTTTTTCCTTTTCTGTATTGCTTTCAGTTCCGACATCTTCTTTCCAAATCCATTCTTTCAAATCTTTGTTGAATATTCCAACCGAACAGAATAAATTGCCGTTTAAAGACTGATAACGCTTTTGCCAATTTTCACTACCATAAACCGCATCTAATCGGTTCATATCAACCCTTGCGTCTTTATAGGCTAATATTGTAGCGTAACCACCTTTGTTGATTGATTGCACCCTAAAATCTATTTCATCAATAGCTAAAGGAGTGTTAATTTTAGTTTCCATTTATTTAAGTTTTAAAGTTAATGTAAGTTAGTGATTTAGTTTGACTTGACCTAATAGAATGAATCTAAATTAGTTCTCTTTAAAGCACTCGACAAAACGTTTGGCATTGTCGGTTACTACGTTAAAATTCATTTCGATAATAAAGCCTATTAAGGCTAATTGAAGTCTGTTTCTGTTGCAGGCTAACCCGAAAGCTAACCCGTTAGAAAATCCTATTTCAATAAGTTGTTTTTCCATAATTAAAGATTAAATAGTTCATAAATCATAAGCCCTAAAATAACAAGTCCAAATATAAACAAAAAGATAATTATCCTCTTTTGAACTTTAGGGCAGAATACTGTTCTTAAAATGTCTTTGAGTAGTTTCATATTAATATTTCGCTAAGTTGTCTTTTCGGTGTGTCGTTTTCGTATTCAAATAAACTTTGAATATCCATTACGTTAGGAATGTTATCGAGTTCACATAAATATTGAACTACTGCGCAAAGACCTTTGAATTGTTCTTCTTTAGAATGGCTGATATCCCCCCAATATTCGCCATTCACATTTCCGCACACAAAAACAGCTTCTATATTTCTTAATTCTATAGGTGTATAACCCGTGTTGTCAATAACTTGTTTTGCTTCGCCTATGTAGTTTTCCATTTTTAAACTAACGCAAGAAACATCGCCCCAAGATTCATTGTTGTCACATATATTTCCAACCGCGCAATACTTGCAATCTAAAGCATTCAATTCCCCTTTATGAAAAGCATTATACAGTTTACTAACTGCATCAGTAAATCTTTTCGGTAATTCTGTGTTTAGTAAATTTTTCATTTTCTATTTATTTAAAGGTTGATTATAAATTTCTAAATTAGGGTTAAACTTTGGGTTATATGGTAAATTATCCGTATATTTAATTTTCATAACCAACCGTTGTAATCGATTGTTATTTGCTCGTTGAAATATTGTCTTTGTGGTCATAACTTAAATAGTTTCCAGATTTTATTAGTGTAATAAGCCATTTTATCATTGACTTGTAATAGTTCGTGCAATTCTTTTAAGGCATCGTTTTTAGCTTTTATTTTGCGCTCTAGGTAAACGATATACTGCTCTGCTATTTCAGGAACTTCTAATCCCTCCGTATGGTAGTAAACCTCTTCGGGAGTGTATTCCTTTACAGTTTCAAAGTCGTTTGTTGGGTCGTTTTTATACTTGTCCATTACTTTGTGATTTATGATTAGATAATAGTTCAAGCCATTCGGACTCGGTTACTTTTGAATAACCTACTTTAGGATTTCCGTTATAACTATCTACTGCAAAACCAGAAAAGGTATCAAAAAAATAAAACCCAACATCTAAAAGTAAAAAAGCGTCTTCGTAACACCAAATCTTTAAACCGTTATCAATACAAACTTGTTTCATTCTATCGCATTGCTCCTGAGATTCCATAGGAACATAAGTATTAAATATTGTCTTATTCATCTTTCTTATTTTTATAAGGTTCTACAATCTTGTCAATGGCTTCTAAACATTCATTCCTTACTTTATCAGGAACTAAAGAATGAAGTCTTGAGGTTTTAATTCCCTCTTTGTACTTTGGCGCAACGCCTACTTTTTTCTTTGTCATATCTATTGTTTATATATTTGTATAAGTTCTTTAAGGAAACAAAACCGAAATTGCGGAAGCAACAAGAGGCGGTCTATAACGGCGAGAGTTAATAGTGTAAGACGCTATATAAAAAAGGTAAAAGTAGTTTAACGAAATAAAACCTAAGCATCTGCGGAATGCTTTACATTTATTAAACGGTGGGATTATAGTTATGCAGGAATTAAAACCGATGCACTGAAAAGAATGTGTTGACCAACTTGATTGGGTGGAACGAGATTCTTTACTCTTTGATTTGTCGGAATATGCAAAGATTCAAAAGATAGATAAAACAAAAGTTTATGAATCTGATTATTTTATCAATTCAACAGCTTGGGGCTATGAGCCATACAAAAACTTTAATGCTAAAAAGAATATTCAAATCGTACACGCCGACTTTCGAGACGTAATCGCAAATTGGAATTTCAAATATAAGAAGCACGAAAAGACAACGCACCACGTTTGTGTTGGAGAAGTTGTTAAAAAAGGCTTTGAAACTGTAACACCGTACAAATGCGACAAGATAATATACAACCTACTAGACAATACCATACAACTAGAAAAGAAGCCTAAAAACGATGTATTAACGTTAATCACGGTTAGCAGGGTATCAGGCGAAAAAGGATTTGATAGAATGAAAATCTTTGCTGATTTGTTGGAATTAAATAAAATTGACTATATTTGGAATATCTACGGAAATGTAAACAACGATTATAACAAGTCAGTTATCCGAAAGTTTGAGAAAACAAAGGTTAAATTTAACGGTGTAATCCGAAACCCATTTCCTGAGATTAACAAAGCTGATTATTTGGTACAACTATCTTCGACTGAGGGCTTCGCGTATTCAGTATATGAAGCTTTACAATGCAATACGCCGTGTATAATTACGCCGTTTGCATCAGGGAATGAGCAAATAGAACACGGTAAAAATGGATATATTATACCTTTTGAGGTTGAAAATTTTGATTTAGACCAAATAATAAATAATATACCCGTGTTTTCAGAATTTAAAGAAATAGGTTCTGAAAAATCTTGGATAGATTTTTTAGAACAATAATTATAAAATGGAGTGGTAGCCATAATAATAAATATAAAAACATCAACGTGGATGAAGTCTACCACCTTTTGAAGCGTTGGTTTTTCAAAAATGATTAAAGAATATTGGAAAGAAATTCCTAATTATGAGGGATTTTATGAAATTAGTAACTTAGGTAATGTTAGAAGAGTTGGCGGTAAAATATTAAAAGGAAATCTTTTAAGGAATAGATATTGGCAAGTAGCTTTATCTAAAAATAACCATCAAAAAAGTTTTGAGATTCATAGATTGATGGCTTTTACATTTTTAAACCACAAGTCAAGTAAATTTGAAATAGTAGTCGACCATATAGATAACAATTCTTTAAACAACCGATTAGATAATTTACAATTAGTTACCCATAGATACAACAATCAAAAGGATAAGGTAAATAAAAACGGATTAATAGGGATTAAGAAAACAAAATTTGGTAAATTTGAAGCTAAATTAAGAATTAACAGATTAATGGTTCACGTTGGTAATTTTGAAACCGCCGAACTTGCACACGAAAGATATAATAAGGCAGTAGAAAACATCGATAAATATAACGGAGTTCCGAAAGACTTTAGAACTTACTTAAATAGCATATAATGGCAAAAACTAAACAAAAGAAAATAACGCTAAAAACGTTAAAACCGATTAAAGACAGTTCGGTAAACAGACAAAGAAAATTAAACGAAGAGTTTGAAGTTACTAAAACACGTTATGACGAAATGGAAACGGCTTTAGGCAAAGACTTTAAAACTTACTTTGAAATTATAACAATAGAATAACCGCAATCGCAAATTAAATGATTGTGAAAACCTATCAATTAACTTTGGTAGGTTTAAGTATTTAAAAGATATGGCAAGACCAAGTGAATATAATTTTAAACTATGCGAAGAGGTTTGTAGCGAAGTAGCTAACGGGTTTAATATCAAAACAGTATTAAAGTCTAAAAGCGAATATCCTGACTTTACAACTTGGTGTAGATGGAAAAGAGAAAATGAGGAATTACGCAACCTATATGTAAACTCAATACAAGACAAAGCAGAAAGCGTTGAGGAAGAGTTGGAATCAATATATGATATGCTAAAAGCAAAAGAGATTGACCCGTCTAGTGCAAACGTTCTAATTCAAACACTTAAATGGAAAGCATCTAAATATTATCCTAAAATGTTTGGAGACAAAATAGACCACACAACGGGAGGGAAACCAATCGCAGTAACCCCAATATTTACAGAAAATCCATTGAGTGATTAACGATTTCAAATATAAGCCCACAACGGCACTACATAAGATAAAACGGTTATTAAAAGCAATAAAGCTATTAGTGACCGTTTATATCATTCAGGGTGGTCAAGGTGCGGGCAAAACGATTTCTATTCTAATGCTCATAATCGATTATGCGCACACTTGCGAAAAGAAACGAATATCTATTATATCCGATGAGCTTTCCAAAATGAAGAGAACCGTTATTAAAGATTTCTTAGACATCATATCTGATTGGAATATAGCGCAATTCGGCAAGTGGAACAAATCCGAAAACATATTCACATTTAACAATGGTAGTTTTATAGAGTTCTTAGGGTTGGACGCTCACGATGTAGGCAAAGGAATGCGTAGGGATTTAGTCTATTTCAATGAGGCAAACAAAATTAAAATTGAAGCATATAGACAAGTCGCTTCTCGTTCAAAGTTAAATATTATTGACTTTAACCCAGACCAACGATTTTGGGGGCATGATTTAATAACCGAAAGCAATTTCATTAACCTAACCTATAAAGATAACGAGTACTTGCCAAAGCAAGAGATTGACGCTATCGAAGCTTATAAAGAAAAAGGCTATAACGAAGATGGCTCAATAAAGAATGAATATTGGGCTAACGTATGGCGAGTTTATGGATTAGGAGAAATAGGAAGTATCGAAGGGCGTATTTTTACACACTTCAAACCAATGAATTATTTTGAATATACTACTTTACCGTTTACGAAAGCCTATGCAATAGACTGGGGTAAGAATCACAA